TCGCCTGGGATTTGGTCGTTTCTTGTACGTGTTGCATCCATAAACCAAGGCATAAAACCTTCAGCACCTTCTACTAAAGCTGCTTGGCTAAATCCATAAGCTACGTTAGTTCCTAACTTTCTTATATTTAGTGCTCTTAGTTTATTTTCAAGACTAACTCTTTCTTCTGCTAGTGCAGCCTTATCTAACTCTTGTCCCTTTTGTTCAGCTGCTTTTTGAAGCTCTGCTAGTTTTTCATCAAGTTCGGCTATCTGTTTTTCATTACCATCTATAATAGCAATAGCTTCTGGATCGCCAGCTTCATATCTTCTATGTAAATCAATACCTTCTTGATTTTTTGCTTTAATATATGAACCACCTATCTCTGTGGCTGCTGTATCTATAAGCCCTGTAAAGGCTTTGTTAAACTGTTGGAGATTAGAGATTTCATAATTATCAATCCTTGTCCGTAGACCGTCAATCCTCTGCATCTCTCTGAGTTGGTCGCTACTTGTAGCTGCGAACTCCTTTACTGTTTCTCTTCTCTGTTTATCTAGGGCCGTAGCCTTTGATGCTAATTCCTTAGCCTCGTTTGCAGTTGAGCGAGATTTGAAACCAATAGTAGAAGTACTTTTTTTATACTGCATAATTATTTAAATGGTTCCCAGCCTAAACTGGTTGCTGTTTTTATACCAGAGCTAAACCCACCCATGATTGGGCCAAGTATAGATGGTTTTCTTGGAGGTGCTTGTTTGATTGGTCTAGTGGTCATGAATGATGCGGTTGGTGCAACATTTGCTGTTGTAGTTATATTGTTAGATGCAGTAACATCTGCTGAGTACTGGTCTAAATCAATACCAAATTGTTTGATACCAAAGCTCTTAGTTGCATCAAATATAGATGCGTCTATCTGAGCTTGTTGGAAACCAAGAGTTCTTTCAGCGTCATCTAATAACATAGACATTGATTGACCTGCTTGGGTACTACCAGCTAACATTGTTCCTTGTGCCTGTATAGCCTTAGCTAAATTAGTTTGACTTTGGAAGAGACCTTCTGTAATCTTTTCACGCAACTCTTGTTGTGCAGATTCACTAGCTCTGTTAGCTTCAATTTGATTTATTTCTCTTTGTTTGTAAAATGCAGCTCTAGCTGCTGCATCAGCTTGTAGTTGGGCGGTAAATACTTCGCCCTTTCTCTGATCGTTGTATGCAGAGATAGTAATATCGTTGATGTATTTTTGACGAGCCTGTTGGTTGCTTCTGTTGACTGCATCAACTTGTGCTCTGTGCTGTCGATTCTGTTCTGAAATGCCAGCTGCAGCTTGCCCTACACCACTTACTACCCCTAATGCTATGGCACTGCACATGGTTTTATAAATTGAATAAGAGGTACATTGTTATAAACATGATAATTGACAAAAGTAAAGCCTAAAAGTTTAAGTAGTTTTATATGTGATTCATTTCTCATATCTGCTTGGTTAAATAAGTAAGGATTGAGTAAACTGTTTACCCAGCGTTTTGCTTCTCGAACAAATGTATGTGGATACTCTGTGCTTGCATCAGTGCATAACATCCAAATTAAATTTTGTGGAGTCACACCCGCCACTCCAGCAGCCTTGCCGTTGGGAACCTTAAAATATACAGAATATGTCGAATTGTAAAATGATTCGATTATAGCAGCCTCAGCACATAAGCCTGTGACTTCTTCTGTCTCACGTCTATCTTCATAGCGTAAGTTCAGACCTACACTTAGAGCTAACTCTGGTGTGCAAGTCTGAATATACTTACCTTCGTACATGTCGTTTATTGGAATAATTGCCATCCCAGCTTCCTGAGATTATGGCAGTGGAAAAGGGGTCAGGAATTTGTATTTGTAAAGTATATTTTTCATTCTTACGTTGTATTGGTACTCTTACACTTCTAGCTAACTCTGCAGGAGGCTTATCAAATACACTAGAATTAGATAGTATACCAGACTCAAATTGTACATAATCGTCTACATCTTTAGTAACATTACCACTAGCATCTACGTATTCAAATGGTGAAGTTAAATGAAACTCCATAGGGCCACTTACACCCATTTCAAAATTTATACCAGATATACGTAACTCACCATTTGTATCATAAGCATTTTGACCTGCATTAAAATAATATGTTGGTAATTCAATAGTGCTTGTATATTTGTAACCTACGGCAACTTTTGCTGCACTATGTAAGTTAATTCCATTGAATGTAACACTATTAGTACCTACAGCATCAGCTTGTCTAACAGTGCCAGCAATAGAGTTACCATCACTGTCATTACCAGATAAACCAACCATAAACACATTAGCTTGTGTACCAGCTGCAGGTGTGTATGGTATTGTCAATACAGTTTTTTCTGGAGCTGTAGTTGTTTGAGCTGACCCAGCTACGTTTGTAGCTATAGTCATATTATCTAAATGTGCTTCAAACTGTCTTGAAGTTGTAAGTGGTGAACCAACAGTACCTGTACCTAATACATATGATCTAGTATTATCAGCATCTGCTACATATTCATATCTACATAGTTTGTAGCTATTATCATGTAAAGTAACAGTAAAAAAACTACCACCTGTATACAACATATGTTGCATAGTACCTGTTAGTGTCCAAGTATACCATGCAGACTGTTCTCGTTTATCTCCAGCATTATAGTATTTATAATGATATACTGCAGTATCACCTTTTTTACCATAGGTTGTAATACCTATAGATGTTGAGTTTGTAGCTTTAGTTATATCTTTTGGTAAAAATTCTGGTACTACTCTGGTTTGTTCTAGTATATTGGGAGGAGTAGATTGATCTAGTATAGTAGCTTCAAACGCTCTAGCATAAGCTGATACATTAGATGTAAACAATACTGATGTACCAAGATCAACAGGTTGTATGGTTGCATCACACTCATAACTAGATAATTTTTTTAGTCTAACTGTTTTAGGACTAAATATATCTGACTCTGTAAATAATAAAAACTGTCCATTATCACTAAACATCATCATACCTTTTTGTATAGGTAAGATATGATTGATAAATGCAGGTTTAATATCAGATACTGTTATATCTATTGGATTATCGTCACTTGTAGTTATAGCAGATACAATAAACAAGTTAAAGTACTGCCCTGGCTGGGACATTACAATCTGTTCTCCTGATACAAAACCTAATCTGTTTCTGTGAAAAAACATTTCTTGTATTGTACTACCAACAAACGTAGGAAATGGATTAGATGTATCATCACCTACCTCTCTGTTTTTCCAGTAGTTTTCAGTAGTACCCTTACTAGCTTCATCTAACTTAGTAAAAGTAAATGTACCATTACGATTGTTTATCAAAGCATGTGGCATTGTTGCGGGGTCTAACCCTAACACCATATCGTCATTACCAGATCCATCAAAGTTATGAGGTCTGACACACTCATTATAGCTACCAGCACCAGATGCTCCATTGTTAGCTTCAAACTTTACGTAGTAATCATCTGTATCTAAGTCAGCAGCATTTGATATTTGTGCTACATAACCATCTTTATTCATAGAAGGTAGTTTACTAATATCTTGTGCTTTCTGACCTATGACACTCATATTTTCATTTACAGCACCACCAAGAAAGTTTACACCATCTGCAGCAGACCCGTGCATATACAAACCACTACCTACAACTTCTGCTGTAACATTAGCAAGATTACTATTTACAGAAGATTTTAAGCCATTCAAAATGGTAGCCATAGAAAGAGTACCGTTGTCTGGGTTTTTAGGTGATTTAAAATAACCTATACCTGACACTTCTTGATATGTTGTAACTGGTTCAACAGCTTCAACCGATACACGATAATCTATTCCTTCTATGGTAACATCTATAAACATACCCTCTGCAGTAGATTGATTAGTTGTTTTAATTAAACCACCATCCTTTAATGTTACCGTAGCTGTATAGCGTATATTGTAGTTTTGTGTAAAACCAAGGAAATTATTAGGGTCGCTTGAAGTTGCAGGTTCAAAATTTTCACTATTACTTACAACATAGCTATTACCATTAACTTGTAAACTTCCTTCAATATTTTCTGTAATATTTGTACCACCTACTTTAGCACCTGTATCATCAACAGCATCACCACCACTAAATGACCATGTTAATGTACCAGATTTAGACTGGTCTACATCACCACCATTCCATGTAGGGCCATTAGATATTTCTGCTGTAGCTGTTGCGTGGTTACTACCAGAGTTAGCATTTGATATGGTAACAGTAGGAGCTGATGTATAACCAGAGCCAGGATTAGTAACTGTAATTCTTACAACTTTTTCATCATTTTTATCTCGTTCAGCTACTGCTGTAGCACCACTTCCACCACCACCTGAAATTGTTACAGTTGGGTCGGAGGTATAATTAGCACCCTCATTAGTTACGGTAATTTTATTAACTAATCCAAGAACATCTACTTTTACAGAAGTAACTCTGAAAAATGTATTGGGGGTGGGAGCTGTACCGCTATATAAAATATATTCAGTATTGTAAGCAACAGTATCCAGCCTAGCATACGAATAGTCTCCATTATTAATTGCTGTAAATGTTTGTCCTGTAGTACCTACAGTTTTGTTTGGATTGGCTATCAGTGTATAGTCTTGTATTGTAGTTACTGCATACGGTGCTGTAGCTCCTGCTAAATAACTAAATAAAGAATCTCCGCTTGAATTTGTCAGAGATTTTTCAGTGCCATCTGCTAAATCCCATACTCTTATAGGCATACTACCTGTAAGACTAGGAGTTATTTGTACAATATATTTTTCATCTCCATCTCTTAATATCTCATACCAATGACCAGAGGAATTTGCATTGGTAAGGGTTCCAACAAATTCTGCAGGAGGACGTTTCTTTAAACCAAATGTTATATCTGGAACAGCATTGTCACATACCCTTAACTGTCCTGGAAATTTTATTTTATCTGGCTGTTGTGATACACCCCCTAGAAAGTTTGGAATACGTTGATTAACTGCTGCCATTACATTCTTCTTAGTACTTTAAATGGTCTATAGGTTGTGTTAGCATCTTGATGATAATTAAAATCATTAAAGATGTTATGATCTGCTTGATTTGTTTCATGCTCCAACGCTAAGGCTCTTAGAGATGCTTCATCCGCTTCAAATAACCTAGATGACTGTGGGTTGTTTACCATACGGTTAGAGGCGATTCTAGAAGCTCTAGCGGTTATATAATCTTTAAATGGTTGTGGGAGATCTTCAAAATCTAACATCCATATTATATCAAAATATAATTTTTCACAATTTTCAAAAGTAAAGCTATGACCCTTTTTGTCATATACTTTTTTTATACCGTTATCAGTGCGTATTATTACATCATAATCCTTTCCATGTTGAAAGATATTTAAATCCATTTGTAGGACATTATTAGGAACTACGACTTGATTGTTATTATCGGTGTTAATAGGGTACTCATTCTCTGTGTTGTATGACCACCCTTCAGCTTGTATCTCACGGCAGACTTGCCTTAGAGTTTTTTGTGCTATAGCCACTTCGGGGCTCTGCACTGTTAATGTATTAACTGGGGTTTCTCCAACGCTCATCAGGATTGAGTTGACAGCATCTAGTTCGGTAGACACTCCGTAAG